GCTATAATTGTTTTAAGTAGAAATAGGAGATTAATATGTCATTTGAGACATTAAAAGTATCTGAACTAAAAAAGATTGCAGAAGACTTTGCAGTTGAAGTAGAAGGTCTAAAAAATAAATCAGACATCATTGCAGCCCTCGCAGAAGAAGGCGTAACATGGTCAATCTATCAAAAAACCCTTAGCGACATTGAAGAGGCGGAAGAAGATTCAGACGAGATTCTACCTAGATTTGATCATAAGAAAGAACAAGCAAAAGACACTGTATTGGTTCGTATGACTAGAGCTAATTTTAGGTATGATATTATGGGATTTACCTTTACTAAAGATCATCCATTTGTTGCGATGACTTCAGATAAGGCCCAAGCAATTTTTGACAAGGAGGAAGGCTTTAGATTAGCTACCCCAGCAGAGGTACAGGAATACTACAACTAATCTAGCCTATACAAAATGGAATTATCAATAGGCTCCACATATCCAGTAAAACATAAAGTTTATTGGAGAGGAGAACCTACGGATACAGATGCTCTTCCAGTTGTAACTGTTTATGATGTTACGGAAGATCCTACTGCCAACCCTCCAATTAATCCAAATACAGTTTTGTATACACTCACGGCTGAAAAGTCGGAAGTAGATATTGGTGTATACCAAATATCGCTTCCTGTTAATGCAACATATAAATCTAGAGATTTAAAGCTTAGATGGTCTTATCAAATTAGCGGAAATGCTCAGGTAAGAGAGCATAAAGTATTTGTTATACAGCCATATGTAGATATTGAACAATCTATCGATTCGCTTGGTTTTGGAGAAGATCCTTCAGATCCAGAATATAAAACATATTCTCAGCTTAGATCAGCAGAAAGATATGCTCGTAAAAACATAGAAAATTATACTGGACAGAAGTTTTATTTATATAATGAAACATTTGCAATGTATGGCTCTGATTCAGATACACTTCTTCTTCCAGAAAAACTTTATGATTTACACAAGCTATATGTAAATGATATTCTTTTAATAGATAACTTAACTGATCCAGACACTGATAACTGGAATTATGATGTAGAAATTATTGAGAGCGGATTTGGGATAAGAATTAATCGTGCCAGCCTTTTAGATAATACAGTATATACTGCCAATGGCATGGTTCCTCCAACAATTCATGATGGAGATGGAGTATTTAAATCTGGCAACAGATATACAGTTGTAGGCTCATTTGGCTACCCAAATGTTCCTGATAATGTGGAACTTGCAGCTATTGAATTAATGAGAGACTTTTTCGCTAAGGATAATACATGGCGAAATAAATATATAGGAGAACTATCTACATTCGACTGGGACTTCAAGTATACAAGTGGTGCTCACAGCGGAACAGGAAACCTTTACGCCGACAAACTTCTTGAAGACTTTGTTCTTTCCAAGATAGTTATAATCTAATGTCATCAGGGCTAGTAGACTCAATTCTATCAATGAAGCTTGACGTATATCGTCAATCTGAAATTCAAGATCCAGATACTGGAGCCATTAAAAGAGAGTGGAATTTCCATAGAACAATCGCTTGCCACGCTAAAGGCGTTATTAGTAACTCTGCAACAACCCGCTCAAGCGATAGACAAGTATTTGATAATAAGTATAAAAATGAACAGACAGTACAGCTTAGAACATCTGAAAAATTAATTACCAGAGAAAAGGTTACTAATATTAGAAACCAAGACGGGGTAGTTGTTTGGACTGAAATTAATTTCCCATCAGATACGCCAACAGTTTTTGAGGTCGTTGGAACAACTCCAATTACAGACCCATTCGGTTCTTTGATTGGATATAATACTACAGTCATAAGATCGGAGAACCAGCAAATTGGACAATAGCACAGCATTAGTTCAGGCTGCCGTCGGTCTTGAAAGATTAATGGGTGGCACAAAGAACGCTACCCTAACAGATAGCACAGTAGCTCAAGTATCTGCTTATGTATATTACAATGCTCAAGTTCTTGCTAAATTAACTAAGAATAAAGCATTTCAAAGTAAATTTACAAAAACAATTTTTGATCAAATTCAAAAAGATTTTGGATTATATATAGATGCTCAGGCTAGAGTAAAGCCTAAATCTCTTCACCATGTTTATGAATGGAAGCGTGTCGGACAACCAAATGCTCGCCTATTTAAGCTAAAGGTTATTTCAGAGCAAGGTATTTCATTCAGAATATCCTATGAGTTTTTAGATTCCAAGACCCTTGTCCCAACAAGTAAGGGTGTTCACAGACACGTATTTAAGAATAAAGCTATGATTATGGAAAATGGAATTCCAGTAGTAATTCGTCCACGATTCTCAGAAAGATTAGTATTTGAAGTTCCAGGCGGAACAATTTTTATGCCTAAGCAAAAGTCTGTTACAGTAAATAGGCCAGGAGGAAAAGCAGCAACTAATCAATTTAGATTGGCTTATGCAAGATTCTTTACTGGCAATCTAGTAAACAATTCAATCAAAAATTCTGGATTTCAAAAGCTATTCGGTGCATCAATGGCTAAAGCACTATCTATACCTTCAAATATTAAACGTGTTCAGTATAAATTTACTCCAAACACAATTAGCCTACAGGCAGACTCTGCCCTACACAATGCCTTTGGAGGAGTACTATGACAGTAAATTTTAAATTAGATGCAATGACAGAACTTCGTAAATTTATATGGACAAAATTAGTAGAATATAAAATATTTGACGAAGACGATTATTGGTCAGATAATTTAAATGAAAATATTATCCCAATTGTTCCAGTTCAGCAAACTGCTGAAATGAATCAATTTTTGAGCGGGAAGAAGCATATAGTCTATGATAAGGTAGGAATGGCCTATGACGATATTTGGCTTATTTGTACAGAGCAGGTCCTATTTACGACATATTCAACCGACTTCTCAGAAATTAATGAAGTAAGAAATTTTATGATTGATCAATTTAGACGCATGGATGATTCAGCCAAAGATGTAAATTATTGGTCTGGAATATCTAATAAGTTTAAGTTTCATTCAATTTATATTGCAGATATATCCCCTACATCTCCTTCAGAGGAGCTTCAGGGATTTTTCTCTGCGGACGTAATCCTTGAGGTCAAATATTCACGGATGACGGATACATTAGGCAGATACTCGTAACATTTGCCTTTTGACCCCTTATGGCCTAAAATTGGATTACATGAGGAAAGAGCCTAGCCAGCTAAAAATTTATAGAATTCACAGGAGGTGGAAATAAATATGCCACAGTCAACAGGTAATGCTAAAAACATTCTCGTTGGTGCGTCGCCATTGTTCATTTCGAACATCGACTCTACTGTTTCTGGATATGAGAGCACATACGCTAACTCAGAGCCAGGACTAAATGGTGGTCCAGCATTTGCAACAGGTACATCTTACACAGATACACTTAATGCAGTAACATCTGGAACATTCTACTATCGTAACGTAGGTTTTACAAATAATGGTCTTCAGATCACTTATAACCCAACATACGATTCAGTAACAGTAGACCAGTTGCTTGATACAGCTAAGCTGTTCAAGTCTGCGATGGAAGTTATGATCATGACAGAAATGTCTGAAGGTACACTAGAAAACGTTCTAGTTGTATTCGGTCAGGCAGACGACCCATCTAATAACACATCACTTAGCCAAGATAACACAATTATCAACGAAGGTACAGCAGGAGCAACATCATCAAAGTCAACTTTGGGTATTGCTGCAGGTGCTCTTGGTATTGCACCAACTGAGCGTCAGCTAGTCGCTGTAGGTCAAGCACCTACAGTACAGCGTGGATCTATTGTAACAAAGACAGAGCGTGTATACTATGCACGTCGTGTTCTTTCCGTACAACAGTCACAATTCTCGCTTGCTCGTACAACCCCAACCACATTTCCAGTAACCTTCCGTCTTCTTCCAGATGGTAACTATGCTGGATCTGAATATGGTAAGATTATTGACCGTGTATTGACAGCTTAATAATAATTTAAATATTATTGCTCAAAGCCCCCGATTTTTCGGGGGTTTTGTGGTTGTATTAGTATTATGTATTTGTTATAATAATTAAGACTATCCAAGGAGGATAAATTGGCTACTACAGTATATGACGTGGAAGAGATCACGTTGCAAAACGGGGACACAGTAAAATTAAAGCCCCTAACAATCAAAGAACTACGTAAGTTCATGACAGCAGTACAAAAGACTGCAGACGTAAAAACAGAAGACGAAACATTAACAATCCTTATTGATGCATGTGCAGTCGCATTGGAAAAGCAACTCCCAGATCTTGTTAAAGATAGAGATGCATTAGAAGATGCACTAGACGTTCCTACAATTAATCGCATTCTAGAGGTATGTGGTGGAATCAAACTTGACGACCCAAACCTACTAGCGGCGGCGGTTCTGGCTGGTCAGAACTAGACCTTGCCGCTTTAGAAGGAGAGTTGTTTCTTCTAGGTCACTGGAAAAGTTACGAAGAATTAGAAGAAAACCTCTCAATGCCAGAATTAATAAATACATTTGAGGCGATGCGAAAGAAAGACTACGAGAACAAAAAGTTTCAAGCTAGTCTGAAAGGTATCAACTTAGATGAAGAAAATAATAAAGAAGGAGGTCCTACGTTCGAAGACATTAAGCTAAGAGCAGCAGGAATTAATGCAGATCGAAGCGATGTCTTGTCACTACAAGGAAGTTTTGCAGCAGAAGCTGGATTCGGAATTGGAGCGGGCTTAGGATATTCTAGGAGCAACTAACTAAATGGCAGAAGAGACAATCAGTACACGCATTGTTGCCAATGCGGATTTCTCAGCCCTTATTGCAGATGTGCATAAGGTCACAGCCAGCCTATCTAAATTACAGGAGCAATTAGCCAACTCTAATAAGATGTTGGCAAATCAAATTTCTGTAATGAATAGGTCTTTCTCAGATACACTGAGAAGTACTGGTCAGTTCTCAACACACTTTGTAAGCCTACAATCAGATGTAGAAAAGTTTGGTAAGAATCTAGATGGCGGAAAATTAAAGTTAAATCAATACTTTAATACATTTAGAGATCATGCTAAAACATCTGGCGGATTAATCAGAGAGCTTGCTAAACAGCAGGTAGCTCTACAAAATGCCATACTTCAACCACTAGGTCGTAACTCTCAGGGATTAATGCAGTTTAACGTGCATGTCCCAAGAGGCTTGGATAATGTTAAAAATAAGACTGCAATTGCAAGACAAGAATTGCAAATTTATAATAAGGTTATTCAAGACGGAGCAGTTCAACTTATTAACTGGGGTAAAAATACTCAATGGGCAGGCCGTCAGCTAACAGTAGGTTTAACTATTCCATTAGCCGCATTTGGAAAAGCAGCAGCAGATGCATTCAGGATGGCGGATCAAGAATTAACACGTCTAACAAAGGTTTATGGTGATGTTGCAGGAACTTCTGCAACTGAATTATCAAGAGTTAGAAAAGAAGTTGAGTTGACAGCAAAGGAACTGTCATCTGCAATGGGTGTAAATTTTAGAGAAACTATCGGTCTTGCTGCTGATATTGCAGCTACTGGAAAAACTGGAAATGAACTATTAGGCTCAATTTCAGAAACAACACGTCTTGCAGTACTTGGTGAAGTAGATAGGCAAGAAGCCATGAAGGCAACTCTTGCAATTCAGTCAGCATTTAAATCTAATACAGATGAATTATCTAAATCTATTAACTTCCTAAACGCAGTTGAAAACCAAACATCAACAACTCTAAATGACTTAGTAGAAGCAATTCCAAAAGCTGGTCCAGTAATTAAGGGACTTGGCGGTAGCGTACAAGATCTTGCACTTTATCTAACAGCTATGCGTGAAGGCGGAGTTTCTGCATCAGAAGGCGCTAACGCATTAAAGTCTGCACTTGCGTCTTTGATTAACCCAACGGATGTTGCAGTTGCTAAATTCCAAGGATTTGGAATTGACTTATTGGGTATTGTTCAAAAAAATGCTGGCAATGTTACAGGCACACTATTTGAATTGCAGGCAGCATTAGATAGATTAGATCCACTACAAAAGCAACAGGCTATTGAGCAGTTGTTTGGTAAGTTCCAGTTCTCTCGTCTAAATGCTTTGTTTGAAAACTTAGGTCGTCAAGGAAGTCAGACTCTTCAGGTTATGGACCTTATGAAGAGAAGCAGCTCAGAACTTGCTGCAGTTGCTGACCGAGAGTTGGCGGCAGTAACAGAGTCTGCTTCAGGAAGATACCGTAGAGCAATAGAAGGGCTAAGAGCCGAACTCGCTGGAATTGGAGAGCAATTCCTTTCAATTAATACAACACTTATTAACGTAGTTCAAAATATCGTAGAATTTATTAATAAACTTCCTGGCCCAGTAAAACAAGCACTCACATTCTTGGGCGGATTGACCGCAGTAGCTGGTCCTCTGATCATGCTTACTGGTGTACTTGCTAACTTCTTTGGCTATATTCTAAAGGGTGTTGGCCATATGAAGGCATTCTTTAGAGGCGGAGAAGGCTGGAAATATCTTACACCAGAAATGTTGGCGGCAGAAAAAGCTGGTAAATTAGTAGAGCAAACATTTTATAGCGACGCTAAAGCTGCTTCTGTTTTGCAGATGGCACTTAAAAATCTTATTGATGAATTTGCAATTCTGGAAGGAAAGTCTCGTCAGGCTGTAGTTCCAGTTGGACCAGCAATTTCAACAATTGGCGGGAACGTAGTAGCTGGATCAGCACAAAGAGTAGTAGATCCAAATAATCCATTTGCAGGTGCACCATATACTCGTGCATCTACTCATATGGTTCCAAGATCTGGAATGACTGATGAACAAAGAATGCAGCAGACAATATTTGGTCTTGTTCCAGGAGCAATTCCTGTAAATAGAAAAATTGGTGATAACCCACAAATTTACATGAACGAGCCTTTGCCAAATATTCCAGGCCTAACATCTATTAACAATGTATCTACAGGTGTAGTTTCTGGTGAAGCAGCAAAATGGCATGCCATGATGGCCACACTTGGAATGCAGTCAAAGCAGGAAATTCAAGATTTGCGTCAACAGATTATTGCTACTGGTACAGTAAGCAAAGATTTCATGAACACATTTGACGATATCTTGCCAGCAGTTAAAGCAATTACAGATAATGCTGCATCTCAATCTGCTGCAATTGTTGCAGAATTACGTGCAGGTAAAATAAACCTTGAACAGGCTAAACAGCAAATTATTGCATTAAACTTAGAAACTGAAAGAATTATTGGAACTACAGTAAGTGCTCAAGCAGCAGCAATGGGCAAGACAATTAATCTTACACAGGTTCCTACATTAGATCAGCCAGTAGTAGACCCTACTGGAAAATCTAATATGCGTGAATTATTTAAGAAGAGCAAGACCAGAGACTTTGTAGATAAAATTGCACGAGCACTTGGAGTAAGAACTTCTGGTGCAGGATATAATATTGAGACAACAAAGCCTAAAAAGTTTAACAGTGGTAATTTAGTTCCTGGAAGTGGAAATACTGA